GTCAACGATATCCCAGTCACCGTTTGTCTTCGTCCCCCAAGTGTCACGAGACGCGCCAACCTCAGGCTTCGTCAGGTTAAGGTTAGTGGTATATGTATCCGCCATAACGATAACTCCTAGTTAACTGTCCAAGTCTCTCCAGAAACGGTCTGCGGCACCCATGTCGCTGACGGGATAACACTGCTATCCCATGACTCAGAGCTAACACTTTGCGTTGACCAATTCTCTACCACATTTTCTTGCGTTTGCCACGTCTCTGACTGGATACTCTCAGGCTCCCAGAGATAGCGTCCAGTGGCACTCATACCAGATTGGCATACGGCATTTGCCACACCACGAAGTATTGCTTGCGCCTGCGCTGTTGCCGTAGAAGTAGTAACGATATTCTCAAGTACATACCATGTAACTGTAGCGCCAGCAGTTGAGTTTGACTGTAGATCAATAGCGGCGACGGCAGGCTGAACTCTAATAACAGTAATAGATGCGTTGCTAGCCGATGCGCCGGTCGCCTCTGCCAGAATTGCGACATATCCGTTAGCCGTCCCGTCTGACTGCCCAGCAATAGCCGCGCTGACAGTTCTAATGGCATAAGCGCCAGCAGTAGCGCCACTCGTTGCAGAAATAGTAGCAGCTACCTCTCTAACACGCGTAGCCACCGCCGAGGCAGTACTGGTGGCAGGTATGACACAGTAGGCAATCTCGGTATCAGCGGCTGCTGCACCAGACGAGGAAACAGATATGACGTTAAGAGTTGCATTAGTTGTTCGCGTCGGAACTGCTACACCAGAAGATGTAGATACGCTTTGAGCAGTGGCAGACTTAACTGTGTTCCCTAAAGCTGTCGCGTTAGATGTAGCAGAAATAGTGCAAGTGGCATCTACGACTAATGCTGTGCCGTAGACACCAATGCCATAATCAAAACTACCGTAATCGCGACCGTTCGCCATCTATTAGTCCAAGGTGATGGTCAGAGCGCCTGTGTTGAATCGGAGCACGTCGCCAGTATCGATTGTCTTTGAGGTCGTTAAATCAGCAAAAGCTAAAAGAGTACCTCCTGTCGAAGCTGTGAAAATACCAGCCGCAACAACAGTACCCCATGATCCTCCAGCAGTTGGAAACTCTACTGCGGCAGAGTTAGCAGCCGTCGTAGGAGCTGTACCTGTTACGGAGAACGCAACACTCTGACGGGCATAAGATGTACCGCTGACCTCGGTGCCACCACCTGATTCACCAGGAGCAACAGTATAAAGCGCAACATACCACGCGCTCGGACGAGTAGCCGAGTTCGCAGTAAACATCCAGTTCAAAACAAGATCTTCTGAGTAATTGGTAAAACCAGCCATTTCTAACTCCTTATCCGTAAGTTATTCGCGTACGAGCAATCAGCGGTCCACCACTGTGTAACGCCTTATCGCTTTCAAGTTGCAGTGAATCAAGCCGCGAATTGTACATGTTCGCGAATAACCCGACACGCTGATCGTCCAAGAGGAACGGTGAAGCGTGAACGAGAGCACCATACAGGTAAAGGTCAGGAGCCTTTACGAGTAACCAGTTTGAAGTGGTCGTGTTGCTGAGAGACGGGATCTTACCGTAATAGACCATCTCGATATCAATATTTGATCCCGGTGCAGGTACAATCTCAAGCGCGTCATCCATAATCGAATAGAACGACGGCTGAGTGATAATCTGCTGCTTCAGGATTTTGTCTGCCTCATCCAGTGTCACGTAACGCAGTGGCTGCTTACCGTCGATGATATGGATATTGAGAGCCTCAAGCCAGTCAGCAGGAAGCTGTACATATTCTTGGTTACTGGTCGCCTGAGCACGCACAACCATTTTCTGGTGGCGTAAACGGCTGTTAACATCAGCTTCCACGAACTGGATAAAAGTAGGTATCTGAGACGTTAAATCGTCACGGTTCAACCATGACGCGATCTCGGACTGGAGTGTGGCGTAACTCGTAATTGTCATCGTCAGCTCGTGTAATGGTGAGTCCGATAAGGACGGGCTTCTTCAGTAGTCAACCACCGCTTCAAGGCATTCTTGTCATGAAGAATACCACGCTCCTTAAGCTGCAACAAAACAAGCATAGGAAGACGAGCGACTCTAACCATGTCTCCAGATCTTGTTGTCCGTGAAACATTATTCATCTCTTCTTGGTTGAACTTCGCAACATCGCTGATGTCGGTCGTATCGATAAAGTGCATCGTGCCATCATGCTCGACCTTCATCTTGGTCGTAGTGCCGGTAAAACCGTCATGGCCTAAGATGAACTCACCCGGTGCGTAGTCTTGCTGCTTCATGTTGCTCCCCAAGAGAAAAGAGGGGCGGCGAACCGCCCCTCTCTATTATCAGGCTGAAGGCGTTAGGTTTGCGATAGCAGCATGAGCCTTTTCAGCTTTCATGCGGAGACCGTATTCCACAACGAGTTCCTTCTTGATCGAGTCGCCGGTCTGGGCAACGTCAATCGTTTCGAACGGACGGAGATACGCGACAGATGCGTATTCTGGGTCGAGAACGAGTGCGAAACGCTCATCAGCAAAGCGGTTCGGAACCATTGAAACTTCACCGAAATCGCTGAGATACACGTCAGCGGTAGCGATGATGCCAGCAGGCTGAACCTGATTGTAGGTGATGCGCTGTTGAGCGATACCTGCAAAGCCAGATGCAACCGTCTTGTTGTACGGACCCGTCATGAGGATCTTTGCTTCGCCGCCTTCTGCCCAGACGTTCTGAATTGCCGTCTTGAGCATGGTTTCGGTGAAAGCAACGTCCGTTGCAGTTGAGAGGTTCGTCCAAGCAGTGTTCGGATAACCGTTAGGCGAAGACGAAAGCGTAGGCTTCGTTGCGCCGTTGGTGATCGAGTTCGTGATCAACCATGCGGGAACACCAGCTGTATAACGAGCTGTCGAGCTGTTACCAGCAGAAGCAGCTTGGTTCGACAGGAGGATCTTTTCCATGTCGCGCTTGAGTTCCTTCGCAGCCTTAGCCTGGTTATAGGCCAAGAGCGTACGCATGCCAGCCATGTTTACAGCTTGAGCTGTACCCGAAACTGCAACGACCTTGCCGCTGATCTGCGTGTAGTTCGCAACGCGGTTTGTATCGGTGAAGTCCGTGTTACCAGCGTCTGCACCTTCGACGAGGGCGTTTGAGCCGTTCGCTGCTGCAAGGGCATCGGTCTGCCATTCGAAGTAGGTGTTGTCAGCCGTGTCGCGGCCTACGTTCGACATGAACGGGGTCGAGGTCGGGCTGATGTCATAGATGATGTTAGAGAGATCTTCGCGCTGTTCGTTTACAGCTTGATAGGTTTGAACTTTACTTACGGAAGCCATTATCGTCTCCTGCTTTCCATTAGACCAAAGAGTTTAGCAGCGTCATCGACGCTACCGGTTTTACTGAGACGCATTTTCGCGCGAGCAACTTCGGTCTGCTGCTTAGGTGCGGAGGCAACATTTCCTGAACGCAACGGCTTCGGACCTTCCTTTTTATCAGGCTGGGGTTTCTTAGCCATTAGCATGTCGTACTTCCTTGCCTTCTCAAGAACAAGAATTGCTCGTGGGTCATAGGCTTGGGCTAGCTCATCTTCAGAATAACCGACTTGCTGTCCGTATTCCTTCAGACGTGTCCGTGCCTCGTTCCACTTATCGGCATCATTCCATTCCGGAACCTGCTTCACCAAATACTGGCGACCCTGCTCCACAATGGTCTTCAACCGATCTTGCTCTTCCTTCTGCTGCAAATAGCTGAGACGTTCCTTTTCGGCTTTCGTCGCAGCCATACGAGACTGGTAGTCCCGCCATTGCTTTTCGACCAGAGGAAAGTTGAGCGGATCTTCCCGGTGCAACCGTTCCCAATCTGGCTCTTGCGGCATCAACTGCTGGAGTTGCTGGTCAAGCGCTTCGATCAGGGTCGCGTATTGCTGGCGTTCCGTTCTTACTGCCTCAGATTCTTGCTCGAATGCGACCTTCTCCTCGCGGAGTTGGTTCATTCTACGCGAATAATCGGACTGTCGCTGGTAACCCTCCAGAGCTTCTTTCAACGGGATCTGCTGCGTCTGTCCGTCAATCTTGACGGTTACGAGAGATTCCGGCGACAGATTCTCTTCTGTGCCACCTTCTTGGTCCCCGACATACTCGGTCTCCTCAGTGCCGTCTGACGCTTCTACAGCGTGACCTTCATCTTGCACTGGGGTCTCAATGACCTCATCTGCCGTCGCCTCGGCCTCTTGTGCCTCGGCAGGAGCTGCTTCCTGCTGCGCCGTGGGTTTCGGCTCATCGCCTCCCAGTAGTGCCGCCATACGGTTTGCAGCTTCTGATACACCGATTTCGCGGGTCTGCGACTGCTCGGTTAAACTCATAAGTAAATACTCCTAAATTATCGCCCCTTCAAGCGGCGGTTAAACGCGACTACATCTGGGGCTGACGCCATCGTCTCAATCTGCCCCTGTAGATCCGCGATGGCACGTATCATCAGATACGCCTCATCCCTTACCTCGGAGTCATCTGGGTCTGATGACATCCACATCTCTATATAGTTCTTCTTAAGAGCGTCGAACAAAGCCTTG